GGACCTGCAAGGGTAGCAGTTGCTGTTGGAGACTTTTATGTAGTAACTACAGCAGGTTCTTTTTATGGTTCAGTTCAATTAGATGTAGGTGATCAAGTAATAGCTCAAACAGCCGCGGCGGCAGGTGCTTCTGCAGTTACAGATTGGATAGAAGTAGAAGGTAATATAGTTGATAGAATTACAGGCAGTGGTACGGTTAATAAAATACCCCTATTTATTGGATCAAAAGTTTTAGGTGATTCTGTAATTGCACAAAGTGGTACTAATATTGGAATCGGAACTACGAATCCTACTCATAAACTAACAATAAACTCTACTAACAACACAACAGCTTTTGGTATAGATTTCCCCGCAGCATCTTTTGATTTTTCAGCTAATAGTACAAGTAGTTATAAAGCTAATTTCCGTATAGATGATGTGGGAATGGATATTGGACACGATGGAAACAGGTTATTAAATTTACAAACAAATAATTTAGATAGAGTAACTATACTAGGAAACGGCAACGTAGGAATAGGTATGACTGCTCCTGGTTATAAATTAGAAGTGCAAGGTGTAATATCAAGTACTGATGCTGGTTTACAAAAAGCAACTTTTGCAAACGTGGGTAATGATTTAGTTTTAACATCGAATGCAAATGCAACAAATGTAACCGCTAATATATTATTTAAAAGTTCAGGAGCTGGAGGAAGTGCTGTGAGTGAAAAAATGCGCATAACCTCAACGGGTCAAATTCAATTTAACGAATACACCTCAGCAAGTGCATTTACTGGTACTGCTGTAGCTAATTTAGCAGTAGACAGTAGTGGGAATATTATAACAGACGCTAGTCCTGTACCAGATGACTCTATTACCTCTTTAAAAGTAGGTAATGAATTTAAAACATCAGCAGCAGTTGGTTCAAGTGCAACTGAAAATATTGATTGGACATCTGCTCAAATATTTACCTTAACACCAAGTCAATCGACAACTTTAAATGTAACCAACCCAGTTATAGGGGTTTCAAAGTCTTTTGTCATAACAGGTTCAGGAAATTCTTATACAATTACCCTAAACGTAGGCGGAGCTGCTGGTACTTTTAACAAAATTTCTGGAGATTATGACGATACGGCAGGAGCTAAAAATCTTTACAGCGTTTTATGTGTATCAGCAACTGAATTTTGGTATTCAATTTCACAAATAGGAACATAATATGTTTGGACAAAATATTCCTTTAGGATTTGCAGGTGGCGCAGGAGGTTTTGATGTTAACTTTTTAGTTGTAGCAGGCGGTGGAACTTCGTTTAATTATGGTGGTGAGTATAACTATCCTCGCGGCGGCGCTGGCGCAGGAGGTTTAAGAACTTCTTATGGATCTACTTCAGGAGGCGGTGCTTCAGCAGAAACACCTTTAGCTTTAGAGTCAGGAATAGCATATAGCGTTACAGTTGGTGCTGGTGGAGGTAATTCAACATTTGACACAATTAGCTGTACTAGAGGAGGTGGTCCTAACAGTAGTGGGGGAAGTGGTGGCGGTGGATTTATTCAAGTCACAACTGGAGGCGCAGGTACAACAGGGCAAGGCTATGCAGGTGGAAATGGTGTTGGCAACGGGAATTATGGTACTGCTGGTGGTGGTGGCGCATCTGCTGTGGGGGGTCCCGCTAATACTGGTTATGGAGGCGGTGGCGGTGCTGGGCTTCAAGCAACAATTTTAAGTAGTTCTCAGGCATCTAGCGCAGGTATAGGCGAAGGAAACTATTTTTCTGGAGGTGGCGGCGGTCAATCGTATTTTAGCGACGCAGGCGAACACAATGCTGCTGGGGGAATAGGCGGTGGCGGTGGAGTCTATCCTCGTCTTGCAGCTAATTATCCCAACTCAGGAGGAGGAGGGTCAATTATAAATCTAGGAAAAGACACCGGAGAGACTTCTTACGGCTATGGAGCAAGTGGCGTTGTTGTTCTTCGTTATCCAAGTACAGTCACCGCTACTTTAAGTGGGTTAACCGAATCCTCAAACTCACCAATTACAGATGGCTCAGACAAAATAACAATTATAAAAGCTGGTACAGGAACAATAACATTTAATTAATATGGCACATTACGCTCTTTTGGATGAAAACAATGTTGTTACTAATGTAATTGTTGGTAATGATGAAGGTTTTGAAGGTAAAGACTGGGAACAAATTTACGGAGATTTTTCAGCGCAAGTTTGCAAACGAACTTCAATAAATACAACTGGTAATAAACATTCTCAAGGTAAAGAACCTTTTAGAAAAAATTACGCAGGAATTGATTTTACATACGATGCTGAAGGGGATGGTTTTTATGCTCCTCAACCTTTTGACAGTTGGGTTTTAAATAAACACACTTTTATTTGGGAACCCCCTGTTGGATATCCAGATGATAAAAAACCTTACACTTGGAATGAAGAAACCCTTTCTTGGGATTTAGGAACTTAATAAATACTTTAAATAATGACTTACACTTGGAACAACAAAACAGTAGACGTTTATCCTTCATTAGAAGGACACAGCAATGTAGTATTCAACGTAAATTGGAGACTTGCCGGAACAAATGATAGCGATAACACAGGAAGTGTTTATGGAACGCAATTACTAGAAACTTCTGACCTATCAAATTTTACCGCCTTTGCAGATATTACAGAGGAGCAAATAAACGAGTGGACAGAAGCAGCCCTGGGAGAAAAAAAAGTAGCTGAATTAAAAGCTAACATTGACGCTCAAATTGAACAGCAAATAAACCCTACAGCAGTAACAAAGACTATTGGAGAATAAATAATTAATTAACCTTTAAATTTAAGTAAAATGGCAAAAAAAGAAAAAACACCAATTACTATTAATGACAAAGATTATTTCTACGAAGATTTAACACAAGAGCAGCAAATAATTGTAAACCACATTTCAGACTTGCAACGCAAAATACAATCTTCTGAATTTAATTTACAACAACTATCGTTTGGAAAAGACGCTTTTGTTAATTCGTTAAAAGAAAAACTAGAAAAAGAGTAAAATGGATTATGTACAGACCACATCAGCGGGAGACATTGAGTTGATATATGAACTTGTAACAAATAAAAAAAAATGAGCTTCTCAGATATGAAAATATACGGATTCAACTCTTTAGCTCTAGCTGTGTCTATGGCCAACATTGACGTTATACTTAAAATAACACTATTAACTGTATCTATAGGATACACTATACACAAATGGTTTTTGATGTATGGAAAAAATAAGTGAGCATATAACTTATAAGGAAGCTATAAGATCTAACACAGCGCTTCGTTTAAACATAGACAATACGCCTGGCGACTATGAGATTGGAAATATGGTGGGCATAGCCACTTATGTTTTCGAGCCTTTGCGGAATTGGGTAAATGGTCCTATAAAAATAAACAGCATGTTTAGGTCTGAAAAATTAAATACTGCCATTGGCGGGAGCTCTCGCTCACAGCATTGCCAGGGTAGAGCAATTGATTTAGACGACACCTTCGGATATAAGACAAATGCTGAAATGTTTTATTATATAAAATATAACCTAAACTTTGATCAGATGATATGGGAGTTTGGGAACGATTCAAACCCAGCTTGGATACACGTTAGTTATGTATCTGAAGCTGAAAATAGAAATCGTATATTGAAAGCTGAAAAAATTAACGGAAAAACATCTTATAAAATTATTACCGCATGAAAAAGAGAGACTTAATACACTACTTAGGAGCGACTGGAATTTTTGTATTAGTTATATTTTTACTTTTATACTTAGCCAACAATACAATACCTTCTGACAATAAGGATATTTTTGTCTCTATAACAGGGATGATAGTAGGGTCTTTGTCTGTGGTTATATATGCTATTATAGGAAGAAATCCAGATGAAGTAACTGCTCTTCAAAAAGAAGTAGAGTCTTTAAGGTCTAGGGTAGATGAACTAGTAAAACAAAAAGACGCTTACGAATCACAGATAATAACACTTCAGACTGATATAATAGACAAGCTTAGTCTAGCAGGATCAGCTGCATTCGACACTATTTTTGATTTAAAGAAAAAGTAATGTTGAAAGTTTTGATGTCACTACTTAGCGGAAACTCTAGTGGTAAGAGTAAGATAGGTGGACTTGCTATGGAGCTTAGGGAAGCTATCAAAGGAAAGGAGCTTGACCCTAATCAGATACTTGAATTACAGACTAAGATAAATCAAGTAGAGGCACAACACCGATCTCTGTTTGTTTCGGGCTGGAGGCCAAGTGTAGGTTGGGCATCTAGCCTAGCATTTGCTTATCACTTCTTAGTGTTTCCTATTATAAGAACTATATATCCTACAGTAGAATTTCCTGTACTAGAAACAGAACCTTTGTTTACGGTCTTAATGGGGATGTTAGGCCTTGGAGGGCTTCGTACCTACGAAAAAATCAAGGGAAAAACGCAATAAATTATTTCTATCTTTGTGTTACAGTAAAATATAATACAATGGATATAAGAAAAATATCAATAGGCCCGGACTATAAGTCTAGTGCTATGCACTATTTAGTGGGGCAAGAAGTCTTGGGAGGCAACTACTTTATTCACCTAATACAAAGAGACGTTTCTGAAAATACTATAAAAGTTTGGATTCAGCAAAAAGACGAAATTCTTTTATGGAAAGAGTTTAATGCTGTAATGCCGATCTCTATAGAATACAATATTCACTTTTAATGAAGTCTCCTTTTTTCTTTATCGTAAAACCCTTAAAGGGAAGGCGATATAATAACACTAAAGAGTTATCTGGTGTGGAGTTCATTACTAGTACTTCTGAAGAAAACCACTTAGCATCTAATAGATTTGGCGTAGTTGTCTCAACACCACTGGGTTATGAGGGTGATATAGTTGAGGGCGACCTGCTTGTGGTACACCACAATGTTTTTAAGTTTTATAACGACATGAAGGGGAGGCAGCAAAGCGGAAGAAGTTTTTTTAAGGATGATCTTTTTTTTGTGGAGAACGATCAATTCTATATGTACAAGCATAATGACAAGTGGCATTGCCATGATCGTTATTGCTTTATAAAGCCTATAGACAAAGAAGAGTCTTTTTTACATAAGAACTTTAAGGAAGAGCCGTTGATTGGAACGGCTAAGTACGTAAATAAGTACCTGTCTGAACAGGGTGTATCCGTAGGAGATCGAATAACTTTTAAGCCAGAGAGTGAGTATGAGTTTGAAGTAGATGGAGAAAAGCTATACAGGATGTATGATCATCAAATAACTGTGGTGCTATGATTGTATTTTCTTTAGATGATGTGATAAAAGATCCTGACGCGTATGTTGATGATATATTAAGTAGAGGGTTTGCTGATGTTCCCGATGGAGATAAAGTTTTTAAAGGTATTCAGCCTAGGCCTCACGACGAGCTTCAAAGCTTTGTAATGACTATGTTTCCAGATTATGTTACCACTTATAACTTTGTAAGACAATCTAGCTTGCATCAAGTTGAACCAAATTTTATTCACACTGACGAGATGATGGGTGACAAGACGGTGGTTTTGTATTTAAACAAAACTTTTCCTAAGCAAGCAGGCACTACCCTGTATAAGGGTGAAACTCCAATGTGTACACTCTATGCCGAATATAACCGAATGATTGTGTTTGATTCTCTAATTCCTCATTCAAGAAATATATTTGAAAATTTTGGAGAGGGTGAAAACTCAAGGTTGGCTCAGGTGATGTTTATAAAAAAAGTTTAATGAAGTCAGAAGAACTAAAGATTCAAATAATTAGCGCAGGAAGAAAAGCTGTAGAGCAGCTGATAAAGGTTGCTAGAGAAGATATTATAAAGCCAGATCCTGAAGATGAGTTGGCAGCAGACAGATTAAAAAATGCAGCGGCAACAAAGAAGCTAGCTATTTTTGACGCGTTTGATATTTTAAATAAAATAGATTTAGAGCAGGACAATATAAACCTAGCTAATAACACTGGAGTGCCTAAAACAAAACAAGGATTTGCAGAAAGAAGATCAAAATAGTTTATACAAAACAATAGACAAATACATACCTCCTGCCGTTTTAAAAAGAAAAAACACAGGCAAGACTTGGTTATATGGTTATAATGAAAAGTATGACCTTGTTATTATATCTAAAACAGGTGAACTAGGTGAGGTTATATCTATTAATGGATTGATTATAGGGTTGCCTAAAAAACCACTCGTTCACCCTAACTCTAAATTAGACGTTTATAAAAGGTCTGCTAAAAAAGAAGAGCAGTATTGGGAAAGAGAAGAGTTGCCTAAGGAGCTTACTAGAATATCTTCTATATTCCAATGGAATGAAATGCCTGATAATTTTAAAAGCAATTGGGTTGATTACATAGAGAATGAATTTGATAAAAGAGAGTTAGGACATTGGTTCTATAATAACGGAACTCCAATATACATGACGGGTTCTCATTACATGTATCTGCAGTGGACTAGTATTGATATTGGATATCCAGACTTTAGAGAGGCTAATAGAATATTCTTTATATATTGGGAGGCCTGTCGAGCTGACAATAGGTGTTTTGGAATGGACTATTTAAAGATAAGACGTTCAGGGTTTTCTTTTATGGGGTCTTCTGAATGCGTAAACACAGGTTCATTAGCTAAAGACTCTAGGGTAGGTATACTATCTAAGACGGGGTCAGATGCTAAAAAAATGTTTACAGACAAGGTTGTCCCTATATCTACTAGGCTGCCTTTCTTTTTTAAACCTATTCAGGATGGTATGGACAAACCTAAAACAGAGCTTGCTTTTAGGATACCAGCTTCTAAGATTACTAAAAAGAATATGTATGAAACTGTTAATGATGAGTTGTATGGATTAGACACAACTATTGACTGGAAGAATACAGATGACAACTCTTATGACGGTGAGAAGCTTTTGCTTCTGGTTCATGATGAAAGTGGGAAGTGGATTAAGCCAAATAATATATTAAACAATTGGAGGGTCACTAAAACTTGTTTGAGGTTAGGTAGTAAGATAATCGGCAAGTGTTTAATGGGGTCAACCTCTAATGCACTTAACAAGGGAGGGGATAATTTTAAGAAGCTATATGAGGATTCTAATCCCAGGGAAAGGAATGCAAATGGCCAAACTAAAAGTGGCATGTATTCTTTGTTTATTCCTATGGAATGGAACATGGAAGGTTTTATAGACAAGCACGGCATGCCGGTTTTCTATAAACCTAGTAATAAAACAATGGGAGTTGATGGTGAGTATATAAGAAATGGAGCTATAGATTATTGGGAGGCAGAGGTGGACTCTTTAAAAAAAGATGCAGACGCTTTAAACGAATTCTACAGGCAGTTCCCCAGGACAGAGTCTCACGCATTTAGAGATGAGAGTAAGTCTTCTTTGTTTAATTTAACTAAAATATACCAACAGATAGATTATAATGATTCCTTAATAATGGAACATCATATGACAAGGGGTAGGTTCTACTGGAAGGATGGCGTAAAAGATTCTGAGGTTATATGGACTCCAGATAATAGAGGTAGATTTAAGGTTTCTTGGACTCCTAAGAAAGGTTTAAATAACAATAAATATTCTAAACACGGAGTGTTCTTTCCGAGCAATGAGCATGTAGGCGCTTTTGGGTGTGATAGTTATGACATATCAGGTACTGTAGGCGGAAGAGGATCTAATGGAGCGCTACATGGAATGACTAAGTTTAATATGGATGATGCTCCTAGTAGTGAGTTTTTTTTAGAGTATGTTGCTAGGCCTCAGACTGCAGAGATATTTTTTGAAGAAGTTCTAATGGCCTGTGTGTTTTATGGTATGCCTATTTTAGTGGAGAACAACAAGCCTAGGTTATTATATCATTTTAAAAACAGGGGGTATAGGGGATATTCTATGAACCGACCTGATAAACATTATAATAAGCTTTCAAAAACTGAAAAAGAATTAGGCGGTATACCAAATACTTCTGAAGATGTAAAGCAGTCTCATGCTGCTGCTATCGAATCGTATATAGAAAAACACATAGGTATAGATTTAGAGGCTACATATAGAGATCCTGACGAAATGGGTTCTATGTACTTTACTAGAACCTTAGAGGATTGGGCTAAATTTGATATTAACAACAGGACTAAGTTTGATGCAAGTATTAGTTCGGGGTTAGCTATAATGGCAAACCAAAAGGGCGTGTACTTGCCCGAGCAAAAACAATCCAAAATAAGTCTTAACTTTGCAAAATACAACAATAAAGGATCTTTAAGCGAATTAATTAGATGAAAGAAGTCAATATAAATATTTCATCTGTAGGGTTTCCAAGTCAATTTGTATCGGATGCTGAAAAAGCTACCGACGAGTTTGGATTACAGATAGGTCAAGCAATACAATATGAATGGTTTAGAAAGGATTCCAATGGGTGTAGATACTACAGTCAGTGGAGGGATTTCAACAGACTTAGACTTTACGCTAGAGGTGAGCAATCAATCGCTAAATATAAAAATGAATTAGCTGTTGATGGAGATTTATCTTATTTAAATTTAGATTGGACTCCTGTTCCTATTATTCCAAAATTTGTAGACATAGTTGTTAATGGAATGTCTGATAGATTGTTTAAGGTTAAGGCTTATGCTCAGGATGCCTTGTCTCAATCTAAAAGAAGCAAGTACCAAAATATGATTGAGGGTCAAATGGCAGCTAAAGAGCCATTAGAGGTATTACAGAAAGAAACGGGTTTTAATCCGTTTACTATGAATCCAGACGACTTGCCTTCATCGGATGAGGAGTTGTCTTTATACATGAATTTAAACTACAAGCCTGCTATAGAGATTGCAGAGGAAGAGGCTATAGATACAATGTTTGCTGAGAATCATTATGATGATACTCGAAAAAGATTAGACTACGACCAAATGGTTGTAGGTATGAGTGTAGCAAAACATGAGTTTCTACCTGGATCTGGTGTTCAGGTTTCTTATGTAGACCCTGCTAATGTGGTTTATAGTTATACTGAAGACCCTTACTTTAAAGATTGTTTTTATTGGGGAGAAATTAAAACAGTTGCGCTTACTGAGCTTAATAAAATAGATCCTGATCTTACAAATGACGATTTAGAGAAAATATCTCAATATAGCCAGAGCTGGTATGATTATTATAATACTGCTCAATACTATGAGAATGATATGTTTTATAGGGATACGTGTACCTTAATGTATTTTAATTATAAGACTACTAAAAAGATAGTATATAAAAAGAAAAAATTAGACGGGGGAGCTTCTAGAATGATAGAA